GCCCTAGCAGCGGCCCCAGCAGCGTCCCAAGCAGCGGCCCCAGCAGCGTCCCAAGCAGCGTCCCTAGCAGCGTCCCCAGCAGCGGCCCTAGCAGCGGCCCTAGCAGCGTCCCTAGCAGCGGCCCTAGCAGCGTCCCAAGCAGCGTCCCAAGCAGCGTCCCTAGCAGCGTCCCAAGCAGCGTCCCAAGCAGCGGCCAGTTCTGCATCTGTTGCCAAACCGTCTGCATGTCGTTCTGCAACATAAAGCGCCGCAATGCTGCGGGGATCTTTCATAAGGTGCTGCACGCTTCTAGCACAATCAACCGCGTACAAGCGCATTTCCCGCTGATGGCCTTCGACTGCACGAAGACACCACAGAGCATCATCAAGACCATTGCTATCAAGAATGGTGGTGATTGCCAGAGGTTCGTCGTCGGCTTTTGTCTTGCCTAGATTGCCAAGCAGTTTCGACCAGCCCAAAGCGCAAGGACTTTGTGCGCGGATTTTGTTTAGCGTTGTTTTCATACTTGCACCATGTCCGCAGTAATCACACCAGCACGCCCGTAAACAGCAATGCTTGCGCGGCTTGCAATCAAAGACCTGCGCTCCCTCTGGATGATGTGGCCCACCTCAAGCAGATCGCCATCTTTCAGCGCTGCATTGAGGGCATCGAAAATCTCACCGACAATGGTTTGCAGATCATCAACATCAAAAGCAAAAACATGCTTGTTGATGGCTTGCGTGCGCTCGTATTGCGTGGCTTCGATGCCGTGGAATGCGTCTAGCTCTGCGTTTGTTACTGCGTTCATTTCATCCACCTAGCTTTTGTGATGCGGTTGTATGCAACTTCGATCAGCAGCCGATATTCAAGGTGCGTGTCGTCGTCGTGCCTCTTTTCAGAGGCTTCTAGGAATTCGTCAATCGATCCTTTGAAGCATCCACGAGTAACCTCAATCGTGTTGTCTTTCGAGTTGTAGACGGTCAGCGTCCCATACTCATAGCCAACGCCTGTAAACCAGACAATCAAGCCTCTGCCGTACACCCACGCATCGCCGTACACCCGCGCATTGCCGGACACCCGCGCATCGCCGTACACCTGCGCATTGCCGGACACCCGCGCATCGCCGGACACCCGCGCATCGCCGGACACCTGCGCATCGCCGTACACCCGCGCATTGCCGGACACCCGCGCATCGCCGTACACCTGCGCATCGCCGTACACCCACGCATCGCCGTACACCTGCGCATCGCCGTACACCCACGCATCGCCGTACACCCGCGCATCGCCGTACACCTGCGCATCGCCGTACACCCACGCATCGCCGTACACTGACAAACAGGCTTCACTTTCGATGTATCCACCAAGAGAACCTGGCGACACAAAGTAAGAAATTGCAACCAGCGCACGAATACGCTTAACCGTTCTCCCAGGTGCGATTACTTTCTCATCGCCTGGGACAAACTCATATTTCTCGTTCATTTCGTTCACTCCTGTAAATCCATTTGGCAGCGCACCTAATGCGCTATCAGATGAAGCCCCGAAGGGCGGCAGGTTCACTTGTTACTGCTTCGCCTCATGGAAGTCCGCCGAACGACTGACCATGCGCCTTGCCACACCTATCTGCACTCTCTCCAATCGCTCCAAGCCACTGCGCCCCTCTGGAGCTAGACTTCTCTCTGCTTACTTTCGGTTAACGCCTTGTCGCCGCGCTAAGTCGTGTTGTGGTTGCTTGCGATGTAGTAACTGTAATTCAACGTAATACGAAATGCAAGCATTATTTGCATAAACCCGCAAAATAAATTCCTTGCAGTTTGCCAAAAAGTGTACTACCATTTGCGACATGAAAACCAAACAAACCAAAGAAATAGGCAGCATTCGGCTTATTCCATCCTATTGGATAAAGTTGCGTCAAGTATGGAAGCTAGTAGGAAGTGCATGGCTTGAGAAAGCCATTGACCGCGAACACAAACGCATTATTGGTGAAAAAAAATGAAAACTTTACTACTAGCAGCATCCATCCTGCTAACCGCATGCGGAGGTCAAGCCACACCGCTTACAAGCCTACCAGTCCTTTGCTACACACCGGTTGACAAGGCAACGCCTTCCGCTGGCTGTCTTGGACAACTGCAAGGCAGCACAAGCAAAAACCCAGTGCAATCCGTGCACACGCAAGCTCTGCTATCTGGGCCGCTTATTCTTTGGGCTGGTGCGAAGAGGGATTTCGCAGTCAACGCGCCAAACTTCCAGACACTAATAAACACTGCGATGCAGTACCCTGGAAAGTTCCCTTACGTATTTTTGTACGACGAACCCGGATGGTGCGGTTTTGGTGCTTGCCCATGGACTGACGAAGCCACGGTTTTGCAGCAGGCCGCCATCGCACATCAAGCGGGTATCGGAACAATGATAAACATCATGCCAGACGTTATCCTAGACGACCGATTTGCAATGCAAAACATCAATGCGTTTGACGTTATTTCTATTGATGTATACCCGAGTGCAAGGCCTGGAGTTGCAACGCCGCCATACCTTACTTTGGTTCCAAATTCCCGAGGTTGCAATTGGAGCAATAACCAAGGTTCAAATCTTGCCTACTGCGCCGCTCAAAGACTTCGTTCAAATGGATTCCGTGGATACATCGCCCTTGTATACCAGGGTTTCGGAGTGCGTACTATCCCGTCACAAACTCTATACGACCAGCTAATGCAACAGCGCGAAACAGTCTCGCAAGCCCAAGCAATGGGATTTGCTGCGGTTATGCCATGGGGTCTATATCTTGGTGCTGCAGAGACTGCGGAAGACGGTAATTTATTTCAGTTGGCTGGCACGCAGTATGAATGGATGATCCTTCCATGAAAGAATTCCTAGAACACCTTAAATACGTGATCGCATACGCCCTGCTGGTGGTCGGTGTGGTTGGTCTTTGTATTGCTTTTATCGGGAGCATCAAATGAGCCTCATTGATTACACCTGGGTCAAGACCGCGCCCCCGAAGCCCAACGCATTCACCATCCCCGCCAAATCAATACAGATAGGCGGGCCATCGACTAAGCAGATTCGAGATTCTGCAACTCGTGTGAACCGAAATACGCACATGCCCACCAGCCAGGCAGACAAAGACCGTAGCGCTGCGCTTATCGGTCGGGGCACATGCAATTGGAAGGACCAGTAATGGCATCTGCAAACCCATGGTTTCGCATGTACTCCGAGTTTTCGCACGACCCGAAAGTACAGATGATGACCGAGGCAATGCAGCGGCGTTACATGATGCTTATGTGTATGCGTTGCAGTAACACGCTTGTAACGTTACATGAAACAGAGGTGGCGTTTCACCTCCGCATTACAGAGCAAGAACTGGCAGAAACAAAAGCGCTTTTTGTGCAGAAGGGTTTTATCGATTCATCATGGAACCTGCTGAATTGGGAAAAACGCCAAATGTTGTCAGATACCTCAAACGTTAGAGTGGCTAGGCATAGAGCGCTGCAAAAAGAGAAGCAACAGGAACAAGGTAACGGCGATGTAACGTTACAGAAACGGAAAAGTAACGTTCTAGATACAGAAGAGATAAGAAGAGATAAGAATAAGAAGAATACAAAGGCAACTGTCGTTGCAACGCCTGACGGCGTTTCGCAAAAGGTCTGGTCGGACTTTCTCAAAACTCGAAAAACAAAGGTCACCGACACGGCGATAGACGGCATACGCCGAGAGGCTGAGAGGGCAGGCATCACCTTGGAGACAGCTTTGGAAACATGCTGCGCCAGAGGCTGGCAGTCGTTCCGTTCCGACTGGCTACGCGAGACAAAGAACGGTCAACCCGTGAACAAGCAAACCGCCCTTGAAGACCGAAACCGCGCAGTTGCGGAGCGTTGGGCTAGTCGCGGCATGCTGCCAGGAGCAATCTGATGCACGAATCTGAACAGCCTGAATTTGCCACGTTGATGACCAACGTAATGGCGTATTACGGCAAAGACGCCAGCGATTTTTTACTGGATGCGTGGTGGAGTGCTTGTAACGGCGTGAGCTTTGAAGAGTTTCAAAAGGCCATCAACGCGCACATTCGCAATTCGGAATTTGCTCCGAAAGTTTCGGATGTGGTCAAGGTGTTGCACGGTTCAACGACAGACCGGGCGACGTTGGCATGGGGCAAGGTGCTTGGTGCAATCTCTGCCGTTGGTGCGTACCAAGACGTTGTTTTTGATGACCCTGCGATCCATGCCGCAATTGTCGACTGTGGTGGATGGCAAAAGGTTTGCCGTGGCGACCTGAAAGAACTCAGCTACCTACAGCACCGTTTCTGCGCATCGCACAAAGCCTACACCGAGCGCGGAGCGTTCGATTACCCAAAGCAATTGAGCGGTGATCGTTCGCCAGATTCTGAATATGAAAAGTTCGGCCTGCCACTGCCTAAACCAGCCATTGTTGGCGATCAAAAGAGGGCGGCAATGGTACTGGCGCATGGAGGCACTGGAGGCCCGCAAATCGCGTTTAAAGCCGTCGTTGATTTGGTGGCAATCCCCAACAACATGAAGGCGGCAGCATGACACGCGCCCAAGCCAATGAAATCCTAACGCTCTGGAAATTGGGAGCGCAGCACTACCCGCAGGCAGTAATTACGCAGTGTCTGTATCTAACCGGGGACATCGAATGAATGAAAACACTAGCCGACTACGTGGCCCACTACATGTGGATAGCCTCGATGGACAAGAAATACGCATGGTGGGCGGTGAACAACCTGGCCGAATCGAACGCAGAACTAACCGACCTGCCGAGGTTGCTTACCGAAGCGATGCAATCCGCGAAATCGCAGCCAACCTTGAAAGACTCTGCATCGAGTACGCCTGTCACTCCAGAGTAAACGGCACAGGAAACGAAACGCGTGCTGTGTGGGCGCAATTCAAGGCGCAGATTGAAGCGCTGAAGGCCGCAGCATGAAAAAGTGCAGGTTCTGTAAATCACAATTCACACCACTAAGAACAGATCAAGTGGTATGCAGCTATCAATGCGCGATTAACTTGAACGCAGCGGCCAAGAAGAAGAAACAGCGCCAAGCGGAATTGATTGTGCGCAGGGCTGACAAGGTTACGCGCGAGAAGCTGAAGACCCGCAGCGACTACATCAAGGAGGCACAGATTGAATTTAACAAATACGTCAGATTGCGTGATTCTGGACAGGGTTGTATCTCTTGTGGATCAGCCTGCGGAGAAGGTTCTATCGGTGGTAGCGGCGATGCAGGACATTTTCGGAGCCGTGGAAGTGCGCCGCACCTCAGATTCGACGAAAGAAATTGTCACCTCCAGTGCAAACGGTGCAACCGCTATTTGTCGGGGAACGTGGCTGATTATCGCGTTGGACTGGTCCGACGAATCGGCCTTGATGTAGTCCTGGCGCTAGAGGAAGACCAAGAGCCACGCAAGTACACGGTGGACGAATTGAAGGCCATAAAAAAACATTACGCAGAACTTGCGAAAGAACTAAGGATTAAGGAATGAGCGACAGCGCAATAACTTTGGAACTGCACAACAGACAGCAAGCCTTCGCAGTTATCAAGGAACGGCTTTACCCGTTTCTAGGCCGCTGGCTACAGGCTGACAAGACGCTAGTGCTAACCGCTGGCCTAAAGAAGCGCACCAAGCCACAGAACCGGCGTTACTGGGGGCGCGGAGTGCTGGCACAGATAGCAGAGCAGGCCACGGTAGGTGGGCGACTGTTCAGCGCAGACACATGGCACGAGCAATTCAAGCGCCAGTTTATCGGCGTGATTGAGTTGCCAAACGGCCAAGTGCAGGGAATGAGCAGCAAAGACCTGAACACCGCCGATTTCTGCAAATTCAGCGACCAAGTAGAAGCTTACGCGGCAACCGAGCTTGGCGTGAGATTTATTGACCTAGGCAACCACTGAAAGGAAGACCATGTACAAAGACCATGAACCATCGAAGCCCTTTGAAGACTTCCGAAACATCGAAGTAGGTCAGGCCCGTGTGATCTTTGAAGGAAATGATTGGTACGGCCTTTCAGGCTGGCGTCTACCTGGTGGCCGGATGACGCAAGACCGGTACGAAGCATACAGATGCGCGACTGAAATGAATCGCCTGATGGGTGGTGTACAGGTGACAGCATGACGGCATCGAGAAGAATAGGGTTGCAAACCCGCCAGATATGCGAGTTGCTTGAAAAGATTGGCCCCAGTGGAACGGCTGAAATAGGGCGGAATTTCCCAGGCGTGGAAAGTAGCAATCTCAGAAAGCGACTGAATAAAGCTGTGGATTACAAACTGCTTACCGTTTGTGTCGGAGAGGGGCATCTATCCAATTTCAGTCTGTTTTCTGCTGTGGTGGATTGGAAAGAGATCGCGGACAAGAGGGCCGCGCAGCCAAAGGTTTCAAAACCAAAGCCACGGAAAAAGCCTGATGTGCCTAGCGTGGTTACGCAATGGACTGGTGTATCCAGTGTGTTTCAGATGGGGGCTATGTGAATCAGTACGGTTGCCACAATCGCCCGCCAATAGTCACCTTTGGCGCTACTACCTGTCAATACACCTTAACCAAGCTGGGCGCGGTTGATAAAAGGTGCGAAGGCTGCAAACACAAGGGGAATGCATGAAAGACGACACAAACGAGCTACTGAGCGCCCTCTTGTGTGACTGGCACCGCTGGGCCTGCGGTTACAAGCATGTGGGCGGCATAAACACCTCCCCCATGTTTCGCGAAGTAAAGACCGGACGGCAATGGGACACCGTAGACGAAATAATAGATAGCGACATAGAACACAGCCGCATGGATGCCCTGGATCACATCATCATGAGCCTGTGCGATGTTTACCGTACCAGCTTGCAGCTACAGGCGAGAAATCTGCACACCGGTCACTCTGTCTGGTTTAGCGCCAGATTGCCGCCAGATGAGCAGGCTAGGGCGGTGCTATTGGGAGAGGCTAGGGCCGCTCTGCTGTGCAAATTGCGTGATTGCGGGATTATGTGATGGACGAGCAGCGACTTAAATATGAGGAGCATCGCCGCAACGCAAAGAAACGCGGGATTGAGTTTGAAATTACGTTTGAGGAATGGAAGGACATATGGTCTGGCAAATACCATATGAGGGGGCCTAAGTCCGGCCAATTAGGGATGTTGAGGACTAGAGACGAAGGAGCCTATAAGGCTGGGAATGTTCGGCTTGGCACGCCAAAGGAGAATCATCAGGAGCGAGCTGTGTGCGACTTGGTATCGAGGGCTCAGAACTGGCGAAGAGAGGCGGTAGTCACTAAGCAACCGGCATTGGCTGATACCGCCTTGATTAGGAAACGCTACGTTTTTGACGAATATCTTGAAGAAGATGAGTAAAACGCTTGACAAGTGCAAAGAAACACCCCAAAATGTCTCCAGTAGGACAGGTGCCTCTAAAAATTAGCCCTTAGCAGCAATGCTTGGGGCTTTTTGCATTCTGGCGGCGATCAAACACACCTATGCGCGTATTGCCTAAGTGATCGACCGCCAGAACCCATTACTCCTTGGTTGGTTTTTGAAAAGTTCCAACCTTCCGCCCGCACTGGTAACGGTGGCGGGTTTTTTACATTGGTCCACCCCGAAAGGCGGCGACACAGCATGTCTCAGAACAGACAAGAATCAGACAAACCCAAGCGTAAAGCGCCCAAGACGGCCTTTGCAAAGGGAAAGAGCGGCAACCCAGGCGGTAGGCCCCCCAAGACAGCGCAGGAGCTTGATTTAATCGCTGCTTGCAAGGCTAAGACGCCTGAAGCGCTGGGTGTGATTGCGGACCTTATGACCAACGGCGAGAAAGAGCAAACACGCCTAGCCGCTGCTCTTAGCATCATTGAGCGTGCATATGGCAAGCCAGTGCAGCCGCAGGACGTAAGCCTTACCGGGCAACTGTTCACCGCTATCGAGCATCGAATTGTCAAACATACTGGCAATTGAGACTGCGCCGGTTTACGAGCCGCTATTGAAGCCAGCACGATACAAGGGCGCACACGGGGGGCGGGGTTCGGCGAAATCGAACTTCTTTGCTGACCTGTGGCTATCGGAGAACGTAAGGCAGAAATACGACTTTGTTTGCTTGCGCGAGACGCTGAAATCTCTAGAGTTCTCGGTTAAAAAGCTGTTCGAAAGCAAGATCACAGCGCACAACGCGGGGGCGTACTTCGATGTACAGGACCGGCGAATCCTCACAAAGCATGGTGGTGTCACCATCTTTGAGGGTATGCAGAACCACACCAGCGAGTCGATAAAGAGCCTAGACGGGTTTGATAGGGCATTCTTTGAAGAGGCGCAGAACGCCAGCGATAAGAGCCTGACGCTGCTTAGGCCAACGATTCGCAAGCCTGGGTCGCAACTGTGGTTTGCCTGGAATCCAGATTTGAATACAGATCCTATTGACGTTCTGTTGCGTGGCCCCGAGTTGCCACCGGATTCCGTGGTGGTGCAGGCGAACTACATGGACAACCCATGGTTTCCTGACGAGCTACGGGCAGAAATGGAGTACGACAAGCGGCGCGACCCAGACAAGTATGCGCACGTTTGGCTAGGCCAGTACAGGAAGAACAGTAGCGCCAGGGTGTTCCGCAACTGGAAGATAGAAGAGTTCACACGGCCAAAGGGCACGGTTCACCGGCTTGGTGCTGATTGGGGATTCTCGATTGATCCTTCTGTCTTGGTCCGCTGTGACATTGACGGCCACCGGCTGTATGTGGACTACGAGGCATACCGCGTAGGTTGTGAGATTGACAACCTACCAGAGTTGTTTATGAGCGTGCCTGACGCGGAAATGTGGCCGATTACGGCGGACTCTGCCAGGCCGGAAACGATCAGCTACATGCAGAAGCACGGCTTTCCCAAGATGACCTCCGCTGTAAAGGGTGCGAAGTCACTAGAGGAAGGTGTCGAGTTTCTGCGTAGCTTTGAGATCGTTGTCCATCCTCGTTGTGAACGCACGATTAACGAGCTAACTATGTACAGCTACAAGACCGACCAGCTAACAGGCGAGGTCATTCCAATTCTGGAAGACAAAAACAATCACGTTATCGACTCTCTACGCTATGCCTGCGAGGGCGCTAGACGGTCACTAAGAGGTAAAGAATGGACAAAACCATTGAAGGTGGCGAATCGCTACATCGTGTGAAGCGTGGCAGACCCGCGAAGGTTGCAGCCATTGAATCGCCTGATGAAACCGTTAGCCCGGCGCAAGCCTACGCCATGCGCGTGTGGGATGGCCAATCGGTGGACGTTTCACGGTCAGAGCGCATCGAGCGGTGTTTGAATGCATTGTGCGGCCAAAACCTGCCTATTGACGGCGTGACTTTCCCATGATGACTAACGAGGAATTGCTTAAGATCATCGAAGCGCACCGGGCCGACAGCCTAGGCGTTGAAGATGGTGAATTGAGCAATGAGCGGGCGATTGCATTGGATCGCTACCACGGCAGGCCATACGGCAACGAAATGGAAGGCCGTTCGTCTGTCGTGTCTAGAGACTTGAGCGAGGCCGTTGACTGGGTGATGCCCGCCATCATGCGTATCTTCACGCAGAGCGGCACTATCGCCGAGTTTGGTCCGGTTGGTCCCGAAGATGAAGAGCAGGCAGAGAAAGAAACTGATTACGTCAGCCAGGTAATCATGAAGGACAACGACGGCTTTATCGCGTTGTACGATGCCATCAAAGACACATTGCTGCTGAAGAATGGCTATGTAAAACATTTTTGGGAAGTTACCGAAAAGATCGAGGAGCCTTGTTATAAAGGCTTGTCGATTGAGGAAGTCCAAAAGATGATGGGCGACCTGCAGCAGGACGGCTGTGAGGTAGAGATAAAAGGCCAGGAAGAGGGCGTAGTACAGACCCAGATGGGGCCTGTACCAGTCTTTGACTTGGAGCTAAAAATCAAGCGCAAAAAGGGTCAAGTGCGTATCTACGCGACGCCCTGCGAAGAGGTTCGCGTATCGCGTAAGTGCCGTGGCTCGTTGCAGGAGTCGCCATTTACAGAGCATGTGACGCGCAAGACCCGATCGGACTTGATCGAAATGGGAATGGATAAGGAGTTTGTGAATCAACTCCCAGCCTACGAATCGAACCGCTACAGTGTGCAATCTCTCAGCCGTGATTCGGTGAGTGATGAGTACCGCATTACCAACGGGTCTAGTGTCAATGATAGCTCGATGGATGAAATCGAGTATTGCGAAGCTTACATCCGGGTTGACTGGGATGGTGATGGCGTTGCAGAGCTACGAAAGGTAGTTTCGGTTGGAAATCAGATTCCAGAAGGTGACGACTGGAACGAGCCTGTTCCCGCTGTTGGTCTGACCGGCTTTGTGGCAAAGCGTGTTCCTCACCGTCATGTTGGCGAATCGCTGTATGACGAACTAGGCGATTTGCAAGAGATAAAGACCACTCTTCAACGCCAGTTGCTGGACAACATCTATCTGGTCAACAACTCGGAGGTTGCGGTAAACGAATTGTGCAACCTGGCCGACTTCATGACGCGCCAGCCCGGAGGCATCAAGCGTATCAGCGGCATGGACCCGGTAGGCGGTTCGTTCCAGCAGTTTGTAACGCCTAACATTTCTGGCGACATCCTGCCAGTGATCGGGTACATCGACAGCGTGAAGGAATCGCGCACCGGTATTAGCAAGGCAAGCGCTGGCTTGGACCCTGACACGCTCTCCAACGTGACTAAAGGCGCGTACATGGAGAACATGAACCGCGCCAGCCAGAAGGTGGAGATGATAACCCGCTTGCTGGCTGAAACAGGCGTGAAGGAGCTTGTATTGCAGGTGCATAGCCTGTTGATGCGCTACCAAGACAAACAGCGCATGGTGCGGATGAAGGGCAAATACGTAACCGTCAACCCGCAAGAGTGGAAAGAGCGCACAGACTTAACCGTGAAGGTCGGTCTAGGCACTGGCACTGAAGAACAGCGCACGCAGAAGCTAGGCGCTATCAGCCAGTTGCAGCGCGAAACCCTGGGGCCTATTGGTCTGGTTGGGCCTAAAGAGGCATACGCCATGTTTTCGGACATAGCTAAGGCGATGGGCTTTGATATGCCTGAGCGATACGCCATGGACCCGGCAAGCCCTGAGTTCCAACAGAAGATGAACCAGCCTCCGCAGCCTCCATTGCCAATCATGATTGAGCAGATGAAGCAACAGGCCGATGCGCAGAAGTTCCAAGCGCAACAGCAGGGCGACATTCAGAAGTTCCAAGCTGAAACGCAGATGACCCGCGAAGTGGAGCAGATCAAGGCCAATGCCAAGCTGCAAGAAATCACGGCCAATCTGGAATTGCAAGCTGCTAACGATGCCCGCGACTCTGAGCGCGAAACCATGAAGGCCATGCACCAGCAGGAGCTAGAGCGCATGAAGCTGGAGCTTGACAAGTACAAGACTGATCGCGACAACGAAACACGCATCATCGTGGCGCAGATCAGCGCAGGCGCACAGCAGATGACGCAGGAGATGCCGATATGACCCCAGAAGATCGCACGATTCGCGCAGCCGATGCACGCCAGTTGCTTGAGCATCCGATGTTTGTAGAGGCATGGGAAGCAGTTGAAAAGCATTTGCACATGCAAGCGATTACTTGCGACAGCGACAACGCACAGAAGGCATTGCGCATCGTCATCAGCCAGCAGTTGCTTGCTGGTGTTAAACGAGAGATTCAGAGAATTGTTACCGATGGAATAGTTGCCGAGGTGCAGCTATCCGAGTTGGAACAGAAACGCAAGTTTGCGCTATTCCGTAGATAACAGCTAGACACCTAGCATTTAGCGAACGCAGCGATGCGCCGCAATCCTCTCTGGTGTCGTGAGAGGGGATTTTGATTGAAACCACATGGATACAGAATCTTCCACCTCCGATGGAGGCGAATCGACTCTGGACAGGCTTGATGCATTTTTGTCTGCTGACGATGCACCGCAAGAGCCTTCCGAGCCTCAACAAGAGGCAAAAGCAGACGCACCCGCAACAGAACCGGCAGAAGCTGACGTTCCAGAGCAGGAAGGCGAGACACCTAATGAGTACCAACTAGCTGACGTTGCAAAGCTACTCGGGGCAGATGAAAGTCTGCTTGATGTAGCTGATGACGGGTCGGTCATGGTTAAAACCAAGATCGACGGCGAAGAGGGAAAGGTGAAATTCGCAGACCTGATAAAGAGCTATCAACTCCAAGGCCATGTTGATAAACAGGTACGAGAGGCCGCTGATATGCGAAAGCAGGCGCAGGAATATGCGCAGGCAGTGCAACAGCAAACGCAAGTGCAGCAAGCTGTGGTTGGAAAGATTGCCGAAGCCAAGGTAATCGAACAACAATTAGCGCAGTACCAGGGCATTAACTGGAACGCACTAGAAGACAGCGACCCCGTGCAAGCGATGCGTTTACAGCGTCAGTTTGGTGAGCTTAAACAGGCTTATCAAGCAAAAGTAGACGAAGTAAACCAAGCGCAAAACTACGTTCAACAGCAGCAAAGCCAACATACAGCCGCCTCCCTCGAAACCGAGCGACAAGCGCTGATGAAGGCATGCCCTGAATGGAGTAGCGAAGCCGTCGCCACGAAAGAAAAGCAGGCCATTACAGCCGACTTACTTTCACGAGGGTATAGCGAGCGGGACATTCAGGGATTGAGCGACCACAAAGCCGTTCTCCTTGCCCGTGACGCGATGTTGTATCGGCAACAAAAGGCAGCAGGCAGCACCACCGAAAAGCTGGTCCGCCAAGCGCCAAAGATTATCAAACCGGGTTCAAGTGCTCCACGGAACACGAACCAAATCCAAAAAATTCACCAAGAAGTTCGGCGCTCGGGCTCACGTCAATCAACGATTGATTACCTGTTGGCGACCGGAAAAGTTTAAACAAATTAAGGACACATCATGGGACTCCCAGCAGGCACACTCTCTTCGTATGCAGCTATCGGCAACCGCGAAGACCTCTCCGACATCATCTATGACATTTCGCCAGCAGATACCCCGTTTTTGTCGGCCATCCCCAAAACCAAAGCTACCGGCACAAAGCACGAATGGCAAACCCATAGCCTGACCGCAGCATCTGGCACGAACAAAGTGTTGGAAGGTGATGATGCGACAACCGACGCGGCTACCACTACAGCACGCGTTTACAACTATCGCCAAATCTCTGACAAGGTGGCTCGCGTGACCGGCACGCAGGAAACTGTGAACAAGGCTGGTCGTCGCTCTGAAATGGCTTTCCAGATGGAAGCACGCATGAAAGAGTTGAAGCGCGACGTTGAAACACGTTTGCTTGGCAACTACGCTTCTGCTGTTGGTGCGGCTGGTACTGAGCCAGAGTGCGCAGGCTTGCAGGCTTGGATTAAGACCAACGTCGACAAAGCCTCTGACGCTACTGCATCTACTGGGAACGGTACCGACATTCACACTGACGGCACCGCACGCGCTTTGCAAGAGTCGCAAGTAGAAGCAGCTTTGGCTCTGGCCTGGACTAACGGCGGCAACCCAACTATGGGTTTCTTGAACGCTTTTCAAAAGCGCAAGTTCGCATCGTTCAGCGGCTCCAGCACAAAGACCAGCGACGGCGACAAAAAGAAGGTTGTGAACTCGGTGGATATTTACATTGACCCGCTGGGTAATGAAGTTCGCCTGGTTCCTTGCCGTCAAGCGCCAACCGACGTGATCTATTTTGTTGACCCTGAGTATGTGAAGTTCGCCACTCTGCGCGACTTCAAGACCCATGATCTGGCAAAAACTGGCGACAGCGAGCGCAAACAGATCATCGTGGAATACACGTTGGAAGTGTGCCAAGAGAAGGCCCACGGCGCTGTCTACGACTTGGCTACAGCCTAACAATCAATGCCCCTTCGGGGGCTAATTTAGGAGCAACAAATGCCAAGTTTTAAGACACTACAGCCGCCAACGGGCAGCATTCACATCATTGATGGTGACCCGCTAGACAAAGCAGGTTCGTCAACTGCACCAGCTATCGGCGCGATTGTTGTAAAGCATGCGCAGTTCGGCCCATTCTGCCAAACCACGCTTGTTCTGAATAACGTCGGCCAAACCGTTGTGAACGGTGTGGAGTACCAAGGCACAAAGATTTACGACTTCCCAGAAGGCCGTATTTCTATCTTGGGCGTCACTGCCACGCTGCAACAGAAGACCACCAGCGTATTAGCTTCTACTCTGAGCGCAAGTTCGGTTGGCGCGATTGCTTTGGGGACGGTAACGGCAAGTTCAACCACGCTTGGGTCTAATGCACTATCAGTAAACCTATTGCCATCAACAGCGTTCACATCGTCTGCGACGATCAACGTAGCGGGTACTGCTGTATCTGCTGCCTTGGCTGCTGCTGCGCAGTTTGACGGCACCTCTACGCCTATAGATGTTTACCTGAACACTGCCTATGCAACCACTACCGACGTGGACGCAGACGCTACGCAGACCATCAGCGGAACCATCGTAATCACATGGATAAATTTAGGTGATTACTAAGCAATTGCAAAACCATAAAGGGGGCTTCGGCCCCTTTTCTTTTGGGGTAGCCAATGAGTAAGAAACGTGAATACACGCTAGAAGAATCAGTTGTGGCGCTCAAGGGCGGGACCTGTGAGTCTGTAGCGGTTTCCACCACTTCAGCCGTATCGTCTGCCATTTTGTCTGGCCGCGTGGTGCTGTATAGCAGCGTGGAATGCTTCTTTCGGCAGGGCAGCGGAACACCGGTAGCCCTGGCTACTGGCGTAGATCAAATATTGCCAGCCTCGACCATGCTGCGGGTTGTCGATATTGAGTCTGGCAACAAGCTTGCATTTAAGACCGCGTCGGGCACAGGTACGGTTTACATTGCGCCAGCAGCATGAGCCTCGGCATTCGGTGTGGGTTGCGCGTTGGTAGCGTGGGTGCGTCAGCGCTTGTTCCAGTATCAAACCCACGCTTTGCGTTGGTCGGTGATTCGCTGACCCAGTACGGCAGCAACTACGCAGCGCTGAACACAAAAACATTGACGCGCGACGCGGCGGGTCTTGTTACTGTTGCGTTTACCAATCACGGTATTTTCGGCACTCCAGACATCAACATCGTCAATTGTTCAGATACATCGTATGAATACTATGGGCCAAAAATAACGATTGATGCCAACAACTTCAGCTACCAGACCAGCGTAACAGGCTCGGCTGGCAGCATTGCAGGTACTGCGAACACAGCAGCGGTTATCCAAAACCGCATTCAAGGCGTTGGCTATTGGATGTGGCTGCAAAACCTGATGGGTGGTGGTGGTCGGATGCTGGGGAATTACGGCCAGGGTGGTGACCTAGCCTCTGAAATGGGCGCGGCAGTAACGCTGGCATGCGCTACGGCAGCCGAGTTTGTCATCATCTGCGCAGGCATCAACGACATTAATAGTGGTGGCGCAAGTGGTGCTACGGTTATTTCTCGTGTTACGACTCACGTTAATACGATCATTGCGGCAGGCAAAAAGTGTGTGATTTTGAGCATTACGCCGCTTGGGTCTGCCTACGCGACATCTGGAAAAAACACAGCCACGCTGGATGCCAATGCTGGCCTATCAGCGCTGGCAAATGGAACAACGATCTTCTATGCTGATGCCCACCAAGACCTAGTAGACACTGGGGCTACACAATTTACAGATGGCCGCGCCTGGACATGGGCTACATCGGATGGCGTGCATTGGGGGGAACGGGCGGCAAAGCTAATCGCTGGGCGGCTCTATACCGCTATCAGTGCAGCTATCACAGTAACCAACTGCCTACCAACGGCAAGCGGAAACATGCCGACGATCCCGGGCTACACAGCAATCCGCGAGTATGGGGAGTGGGACTCCACTGGTGGCGGAACGCAGGGCACAGGATCAACAGGGACACTGGCAACCAAGCAAACTGCACTGAGCAGCAACGCAGCTACCACCATCGTCAATAGTTTGGTTGACCGTGGAAGTAGTGCGCTTGGCTATTACAACCACCAAGTTATCACGCCCAACGGTGCGCACATTGTTGACAACTACTGGATGACCAACAGCGGAGTGACGATCGGCTCACTTGGGCTTACGACATCAGACACCGTTATTTTTGCAGTCGAGGTCAGTTTGACAGGTGCCATCGCGGCCAATATGTCGATGTTGTCTCTGGTGATTCAAAGCAACTCAAGCGGTGCGTTCGGTATTTCGTCCGCTGGTGACTATGTGGCGCTGTCATCGTCTGCTTATCGTAACGACGACCTGACCGATGTCATCCTGATGACTGGTCCGCTGCTACTCAATGCATCAGTTACCCATTTGCTCTCCAAACTGGAAACGCGTTACACGGCAGCTGGGACAGCCCACACCCTGCGCCAAGGTCGGGTTGTTTTGTTTAAGAAGGACTGACGATGACAGACCTCAAAGAAACAAGTCACTACGATGCGGACAGCGACACACTTGTCGTGAAAACACAGTACGACAGTTCTGCTGTGATCGCGGACAACATCATGACCAAGAATCTCCAGCCAGAAACAGGGCGCTACAAGGGGAATTTGGTCAAGGTGGCGACGATTCACATGGGTGATGTTGTGAGGCTGAAAAACCTTGGCTACAACATATTGAGTCCAGACCCTGACGAAGTAAAGCGCGCACTGCTTTACATCCAATCGGAGGAAAAAGCACTCTTGTCTATGCCTGGAACCCCATTTAGCAAGAAGCGGCAGTCTTGGTCATGATTACTTCCTACGCAACCCTCCAAACGTCTATCGCGTCATTCCTGCACCGCACGGATATGACAGACATTATCAAAGAGCTAATTGCAGACGCAGAAACCCGCATTGCAAACGAATTGCGCATTAAGGCTATGGAAGCTGCATTTAGCAGCGCCATATCTGCTGGTTCTGTTGCTTTGCCTGCTGGTTTTCTTGAGTGGAAATTCCTCTACGTTGACGGAGACTCTGCACAGAAGCTGACGCGCAAAGACCCCGAATGGATATACACCAACTACCCCACACGGTCCGGCTCTGGTAAGCCGGTTTTTTTTGCCCGTGAGGGTGATAACGTGATCTTTGGACCATACCCAGGCTCATCCTACACGGTCAAGGGCCGCTACTACAAAAAGCTTACGGCGCTAAGCGACTCAAACACAACGAATTGGTTTATCACGGATGCGCCCGACCTGTTGCGATATGCAACTTTATGCGAAGCCGCCCCATATCTGCAAAACGATGAACGCATACCAGTCTGGGAGGGTAAATATCAGATGGCTAAAAAACGCATCGAACACACTGAACGCCGGGAAAGCTTCAGCGGCTCGGTCTTGTCTGCGAGGGCTGGATAAATGACCGTAGAAACCGCAACTGATGTAACACAGCTTAATTCAAGCTACCCGGAATCTACTAGCACTGTTGGCCGTGGCGATGACCATATCCGACTAATCAAGTCATGCCTGACTTACACGTTTGCAGGCGCTACATCTACCGGCGTTATTGGCTTCAACGTCTACACGCAGGCGGCTGGCAATAACACCACATTGGCGGCTAGTACGGCGTTTGTGAGTGCGGCCGTGGCCGCTGCTGCTTTTTCTACGGTGCTTCCGAGCCAAACAGGCAACAGCGGAAAGTTCGTAACCACAAATGGAAGCGTGGCGAGTTGGGCGACCGTCCCACAAGCAGGACAAAACATCTATCTAAAAGTCAATTTCGGAGGTCTATAAATGGCAGTTACAGCTACCCCAATTTTCGTACAAACGCCAAAGCAGTATGTGGCAACGTTAACAACGCCTACAGCCATTACATCGAGGGCGAATATCACCGGAACAACTGGACTTGTTGTACTTGTACCGGTTGGCGCGACAAACGGTTTCCGGTTAGACAACATTACCGTAAAAGCTAAAGCGTCGCATGCTGCGGCAATGGTTGGGATTTGGCTGTACGACGGCACTACTTCATATTTATGGAAAGAAATTGATATGGGTACGGCCATCACGGCATCTACTACAACTGCATCAAAAGAGACTTCTACAGACTATACGTCTGAATATTTGTTAAGTACGCAGGGGCTTTATGTAAGTATCACGGTGCAGCAAGACATCAACGTGTTTGCCACGGGTGGAGCCTGGTAATGGGATCGTTTGACTATGGCAATGCGTCTGGCGGGGCTATTACAAAATTCACGCAATCAGGCGTATTGATAACGTCTGGGTCCATTACGGTTCCGCTTGGCACAAAACGCATTGAAGCGATGTTATGCGGCGGAGGCGGAGGTGGCGGGTCTACCGCTCCTGTTGCTGGTGGTGGCTTTGGAGGTTGCCAAATCTACTTGTTAAACATGGTTGGGGCGTCAACGCTTGACTATGTTATCGGAGCTGGAGGCGCTGCTGCTACTACTGGTGGCACAACTACTGTATCCGCCAATGGCGCATTACTTGCCGCTGTCGGCGGCGGTGGTGGGGCCGGGACTGGTAACGATGGCAAAGATGGAAAATTTGGCGGCGGCGGTGGCGGTGGCAGTGTTTCATCTGGCGGGGCTGGTGGAGCGCCATTTAATACAAGCACATTGCGATGGTCTGCCCTGGATGTTTGCACTAGAAACAGCTCTGTTGCGGTTGGGTCTTACTACTTGGTAGCAACTGGAACATATGGAACGTGCGTTCCAGGGCAAGGTTTTGCCGCAGTCGACACCGCGTCAGGCGGCGGGGTTGATGGGATTTTGGGGTATGGCGGCGGTGGCGCTGCCATAAATAATATCTGCGGCTGCGGTGGTGGTGGGTGCAATAGTGTATCAAACCTTTACGGCGGTGGAGGCGGCGGCGTGTCTAACGCTGGCATGTCTCTGGCATCAGTCAGCATTTGGGGCCTTACTGGGTTTGCTGGTGGCGCAGGGGCTACAGCGGCAGGAGGCGGTGGCGGTATGTTGGCTGTTGGGTCTGCTGCGTCTGGCACGAACGGCGGTAACGGAGGAAGCGGTGGCGGTGGTGGTGGCGGTGGTACTGGGACTCCCGGAACTGGCGGCAACGGCTTTGTAATATTCCGTTTTTACTCATAAGGTCCAGCCATGAAATACGCAATTATTGAACTCGGCAAAGTGGTGAATGTAGCCATTGCCGACGCACCCCTAGGGCCGAATTGGGTTCAGCATGACGCGGCAGCAATTGGGTGGCTGTGGGACGGACAGAGCCTATCGGCACCCGTGGCGCAAGTCCCAACACGCCGCGAAGTAATCACGGCCCGACTGTTGGAAATCGACGCCACAACAGACAAGCCGCGCACACGGCGTGAACTGGAGTTGAACAAAGGTCCGACCAAAGCATGGTTACAAACGCTGGACGATGAGGCAATTGCATTGCGGACTGAACTGGCGGGGCTGTGATGACTACATTTCTAAATTGGATTCGCTCAAAAATCTGCGCGTGGTGCAAATGCAAACCGAACGACGAGAAGGTAAAACCGCAACTTGGGGGCGGCGGTGGGCCAATTGAGCCGGGTTAATCAGCTAGCTATCGCGTTGTTGCTTATGGGCGCAGCGCGTAACTATGGCTGGCTACTGGCTGACCCACAAGTTATGGGCGTGGCAAGCAAGGCCATTGGCGCTATTGCGGCGATCTGCTTCCTTCTGATTATCTGGATGAACTTTCCGCGCAATCTGTTGCTTACGCTTGTCATTGCATGGTATGCGTTTGAAGAATTGCAGACTGCAATGTGCAGTGTGATGTATTTGATTAAGCCATGGCCCGTAGAGGCTGGGCAATCAATGTGCAGTGCCCGTATCGGGTTTGATGTTGGTGCTGTTGGTGTGTTTGTCGTTGGATTATTGGCCTTCAAATTGGTGCATAGCAATGGACCCGAATGAAATGCAGGACGTAAGCAAAACAGTATCTATAGAAATACTGGACGTCCACCTTGATTACATGCGCAAGGACATTCAAAACGTCCTCAAGGGAATGTCGAACATGGCGACAACCGACGACATACAAAAATTAAGCGAAAGAATGGATAAGTTTGTCACAACTGACCGTTTCGATGCGCTTGAAAAGAAAGTAGATACAGGAACTCTAGGGAGCACATTTTCCAGAGCAATGAAAACTATCCAAAGCATCAGCGTAACTGCTGCTGCGGTGGTCGCTTTGCTTGGGATGATTGCCGCACTGGTTCACTTCTATGACAAGCTAAAGGGCGTAATCTGATGTTAGCTCTTGTGGACAACTGCGGAACAGGTCTAAACGCAGATTTGACGCCGGAAGAGTTGGGAACTGGTGTATGGACATCCGCATCAAACATTCGGTTTAACAACGGCTACGCAGAGCGCTTTAAAGGCACTGCTCAGGTGTTTTCTACGCCATCTGTCACCCCATACTACATATCCCCATACGCGACCTCTACGGTGCGCTATTGGATACACGCAGGGCTAGCATCTACTTATGCAGACGATGGCACCACGCGGACCAATATTACCGGGCCTGCGGGGACTGGTGCGGTAGATGATCGCTACACAGGCGGGTCTATCAACGGTGTTTACATCCAAAACAACGGTATAGACATTCCTACCTATTGGGCTGGCACTGGTGTGTTGGCAACTATCCCAGGCTGGGGCGCGACATGGCGGGCGACTGCACTGCGCCCATTCAAGAACTTCATCTTGGCGATGGGAATTACCAAGGGCACGACGTACTACCCACACATGATTAAGTGGTGTACCGAACTAAACCCCGGCTCCATTACTTCCGCTGGTGATTGGGATGAGACAGACCCAACAAAAGACGCAGGCGAAAAAGACCTGGCCGAAACGCCCGACATCATGGTCGACGGTATGCCGATGGGCGACACGTTCATCGTCTACAAAGAGCGATCAATGTATGCAGTTACCTACATCGGGGCACCGTACATTTTCCGATTCCAGCGTCTGCCAGGTGAAACCGGGATGCTTGCCCGTGGGTGCGGCGTAAACACTCCACTAGGCCACGTTGTATTGACCGCTGGTGACGTTGTTTTGAACACCGGACAGGGGGTGACATCGATTGCAAATGGAATCGTTAGAGACCTGATTTTTAAGAACATCAGTGTTGACAACTACAAGCGCGCTTTTGTCACAGCCAATCCGCAGAAAAACGAGGTGTGGGTTTGCTATCCGCATGGAACGGTGACGACATGCAATAAAGCATGCGTGTGGAACTGGGTAGACAAAAGCTGGAGCGTGCGCGAGTTGTCGAATGTTACCTATGGCGCATTTGGGCAAATCAACTACTCGTCTACAGCGGTGACATGGGACAGCATTGACGCCCTTGGTACAACGTGGGATCAGATGGGGTCAACGTGGGACGAGAACGAATATTCCCCAGCAGAAGCGCGTTTACTCATGTGCCACACAACCCCGTACATCAGCTTGCAGGACAGTGGTACAAATGATTTCGGGGTGCTGATTTCGGCAAGCGTTGAGCGCACAGGTATGACTCTTGGCGACCCGCACACGGTCAAGCTGGTGAGGTCTATCTACCCACGCATTGATGGCGAGTTGGGGTCGACGGTATCTGTGCAAATTGGATCGTCAATGTACGCAGACGCCTCGCCAACATGGGGCACCGCACAGAGCTTCACCATTGGGCAGTCGGAAAAAATCGACTCAATGGCTTCTGGCAAATATATTGCCGTGAGGTTTTCAAATAGCGATTATTACCAGTGGCGCATGAAGTCTTTCAGCGTTGACTATGACAAGGCCGGGAGGTACTGATGGCACGTTACACGCCCGGAAACGTACCAAATGATGCCGCTTCACTAGCGGATTTTTTACGCCTGGAGCTATCAAACATAGCCCAGGCAATGGATACCTCAAACGAACGCATTACGTTGGACACGCTCTATGCCGCACCTGAGAAATACCGGGAAGGGACTTGTGCGCTGGCTGACGGCGTTACGTGGAATCCCGGCGCTGGTGCTGGAGTCTATGTGTATCGCGGTGCTGCTTGGCATTTACTTGGATAAAAAGGATTAGACATGCCTATTAGTGTGAACGGTCAAAGCATTACAGATCAACAAATCAAAGACTTCTATGCCCAAGGTGGAAACGACAACCAATGGTTGCAACAGAATGGTGTTACTGATCTGAATCAGATCCACCAGTTAGCAAATCAGGCGCGCGATATTGCTGGTAAGAAGTATTCCTCACAGGACTACTTCAAGCAGTATCAAAGCGCATCGCCTAACGGCGCGTTTGCCAATGACTACAACGGCTGGATGAACAACACCAGCCCAACGCAAAGAGCAGCTATTGAAAACGGTTCTTACACGGGCGTTGCAAACGCTGGCGGACAAGATTACGGATTCGGCGGCATTTACGGCCCTGGAAGCGCAAATTATGGTACGCCAGGCTATGGGTCTGGACTAGGCAAAAACGGCATGGGTGATGGTTGGGACGCTGCTGCTCCATCTGGTGGCTCTACCGGTGGCGGCAATCTAGGCTTCGGCAGTGGCAGTAGCGGGTCTGGCTCTTATTCCAGCATGGGCACACAATCTAGCGGTGGGCAAAACCCATACTTGCAACAGCAAGGGCAAGACATCATCCGCCAGATGACGGACAACTACAACCGAAACGAGTTACCCGCTATGCGCTCTGGTGCTATGGCTGCTGGTGGCTTCGGTGGGTCGCGTCAAGGAGTTGTCGAGGCTAACGGCTTGAACGACTTGAACCGTGGCATTGGACAGAACCTGACGAACCTCTACGGGCAGGATTGGACAAACGGGCAGAACCGGAACCTGCAACAACAGTCGATCAACAACAGTTATGACCTTGGCAGTCGTGGGCTGATCAACCAATATGACCTTGGACTTCGTTCTAGTGATTTGGGATTCGCAAACCTAGATGCAAACATTGCTAACAGCAACTTTAGCAACCAACTGAACGCGGCCAACTTCGGGCTGAACGCTACCAATGCTATGAACGGCCAAACCGGCTCAGCCATCCAAGCGGGGACCAACGTACAGCGTACTCCAATGGACTATCACAACTATTTCACCAACGCCGCAAATAACGCCGGGGGGTTGGGCGGCAACACGACAGGATCACAGACCAGCGGAAGCAACCCATACGCGTCGATGGCTGGCGGCGCAATGATGGGGTACGACCTATACAAGCAGTGGAACCAACCGCAGCAAAACCTAGGTATGGGCAGCTCTGACAGAAGCGCCCTATACGGCAACATGGGCCAGCCATGAAAGTAACCTATGGCAAAGGGTTTGAGGTAGAGGCGCATTCCGACCTTACCCCCTATGAAAAAGTAGATGCGTTGGAGGCTGCTCTGCGAGAAATGGAGCCAGCCGATTTGCCGGTAAAGAACTACTTTTCCAAAGGCGTTTACGCCCGTGAATTGTTCATTCCAAAGGGGACAACCCTAACCGGGAAGATCCACAAGTATGAGAACCTGAACATCATGTCTAAAGGCGATATGTCCGTGATGATGGATGACGGCACTGTCAAGCGCGTGCAGGCTCCTTTCACCATCGTGTCGCCACCTGGCACCCGACGCGCAGCCTACGCGCATGAAGACACGATATGGACAACGATCCACGGCACCGAGTCTACTGATGTTGACGAGATAGAGGGCATTTTTATTGCCCAAACCCCAGCGGAATACGCTTTGTTTTGTGAAACTCTTTTGAAGATCGGAGACTAATTATGTCTTGGGCAGCAGTAGCATCAATCGGCGGCGCAGTGATCGGGAAAGCAATTAGCGGAAGTGGTGGAGGCGGACAATCGGCAACCACAGAGCAGAAACGTGAGCCATGGGCACCAGCACAGCCCTACATCACAGACAACCTCAAGCGCGGCCAAGAGCTACAAGACTTCTACGAGAAGACGCCGTTCAACCCGCAACAAATACAGAACTACTCCAATCTGTTTGCTGACACGAACAATTTCCGCAACAACACTATGCCGGGGTTGCTGAACTTCGCAAACAAAGGCATGACCAGCAGCTATCAGCGGCAAACGGGCGGCGCTCCCGGTTCTGGTGGCGGGTATGGCGGCGCGGTTCGGCCTGGTGGCCTGCTCCAAAGCGGTACAGGTGCATTTGCACATCCTGTTCAATTGAATGGTCAAGTAGGCCAGCCCAATGGATTGCTTGATTTGAATGGAGCACAAAACCCGTTTGCAGCGGCCAATAGGCCACCTCCACAGGCAGCGGCAGTTGACCCGTTGGCAGGGCTTGACCCTGAAACGCTGGCCTATATCAAACAACTGATGGAGCAGAAGAAGTTGAACGACTCGGTTAATTTCCGCGCTGGCGGACTCGGGGAGGGCGACAGCGGAAACGGCGGGCCGGGTGACTTCGGTGGCTTTGGCGGATTGGGAGAGTAAACAATGGGACTACTAGACAATCCTGACGGCCTGATGGCTAGCCCAACCTTTCGCATCGGCTTGGGCCTATTGAGCGGTGGCGGGCAGTCTTCCAACTTCGGACAAATCTTGCAGAACGCCATGCAAGGCAGTGACGATTGGAAAATGCGCCAAGCCAAGATGGCGCAGGAAGCGCAGCATGCAGAGATGCAGAAGATGCAAATGCAGCAGATGCAGACCCAAATTGCCCAACAGCAGGCAGCGGCACAAGAGCAGGCGCGAGTAAACGGAATACTGCCTCAACTAATCAAACAGTCAAGCCCCGGCGCACCAGCAATGAACATGGATTCAATGCTGCCGCCAGAGCTTCGTGCAGGCACTCCAACTATTGGCGCTATTGCGCCTAGTGCTGGTGGGTTTGATATGCAAGAGGCGTTGCGGCAACGGGTTCCTCTGAAAACCATAGAGGAATTGCAGAAGCTAACGGCTGGCCCGGAATTTTCGCCAGAGGTTCGCTACGACCAAAGCGGCAGAGCGTTCGTTACCGCTAAAAACGGCGCTGTGAAGTTCTTAGACGGAATCAAAGCGCGTGACAAACTTGAAGAAGTGCGACTCGGAGACAAAGTCGGATTCCGTAGTCCGTACAGCACTGAGGTGCAGGGGAGCCTGCCAATAGGCCAATCTGCCGACAGTAAGGCAACCAACGCAGTCGCATGGGCTAATAACTCGCTTGCAAATCAACGTTTTGCCTACGACAAATCACAAGGCGACAAGCCGCAATACATTGAATCACTTGGCGGCTTTGCAATCCCACGCACTCAACAAGTCATGCCAGCCCGCGACATGCAGGGCAACGTGATTGAGGGAGCAGGCAAGATGACGGAAGACCAAGCGAAGGCAAGCGGCTGGCTGGTGCAGGCGCAGAACGCGTTTAAGAACATGAACTCCGCAATGGCAAGTACGCCGTCATCAGCTAAGCCAGGATTCCCGGATCTAGTTGAGGGCGCAGGCCCGTTCGGCATTACATCTGGTATTGCAAACACTATGCGCGGGGCTGACCGGCAGAAATTTATACAGGGGTCATCGTCTCTTAGCGAAGCCCTTTTACGTGCCGCAACAGGCGCAGGCGTCAACAAGGATGAGGCTGCGCAAAAGATCAGGGAAATAACCCCAGTGTTTGGCGAGTCACCAGAAACTACCAAGCAAAAAATGGACTCTATCCCTTTGTATATCGAATCTCTAAAAATGCGATCTGGACCGGGAGCCAAGAGAGTTTCTTCAATTATGGCTAACACGGTCGATGCTGCTCCTCCTGTGCCAATGAAGGGCATGACAAGAGACGGATACAAGTTCAAAGGCGGAGACCCATCGCAGCAATCTAACTGGGAGAAAATGTAATGCCCGGACCATGGGATCAGTACGCAGCACAGCCAGAGGCTGCTAGTGGGCCTTGGTCACAATACGCAGCACCAAAGCCGCAAACGTCGGTCATGGACGACATTAAACAAGGCGGTATAAATGTGCTGGCTGGCGGGTTGCGCGGCGCTGGATCTATTGGGTCTACGATTATGCGTGTTTTGCCCAATGCATTGGGTGGAGACAATGCGCAGGAAAACGAAGAACGCAGAGCTAGACTCGACGAGAATGCCCGCAATTTGCTTGGCGCTGAAACAGACTCTTGGATGTATAAGGGCGGCAAACTGGGCGGCGAAATCGCTGGCACTGCTGGCATGGGCGGGGTAATTGCAAAGCCAATACAAGCACTTGCGGCGACTCGGTGGGCGTCTGGCATAGAGCCACTTATTGAGGGTGGTGTTAAAGCACTGCAATCTGGAGGGTTCCGTGTTGGCGAGTTGGCTGGAACTGGTCTAGGCACAGCAATGCGTGTCGGTGCTGGCGCAACCGTTGGAGGTGCTTCTGCTGGCCTTGTAAACCCAGAGGATGCGGGGACAGGTGCAAAAATTGGTGGTTTGTTGCCAGTCGGAGCGCAGATCGCTGGAAAGGTTGGGGGCGCTCTTTATCGCGGCGCAACTGGTCTAGTTAGGCCGTTGACCCAAAAAGGCCAAGAACAAATCGCGGCAGAAATATTGCAATCCAGCGCAACAGATGCATCGAAAGCAGCATCAAACCTTGGCAATGCTAGATCGCTGGTGCCAGGTTCTAACCCAACTGTTGGGCAAGTTGCTAATGATGCTGGACTAGCCCAACTTGAAAGAACGCTTTACAACAATCCAGACGCTCAAATGGCGTTGGAAAAGGCCTACAGACAACAGGCATTGGCACGGGTAGATGCGCTACGCGGAATAGCCGGAAGCGAATCTGCTGTGGCTGCACAAGAAGCAGCAAGGGACGCAGCTACAAAGCCCGTTTACGACCAAGCAAAAAACGCTACATATTTTGTAGATAGCCAACTGAAAAACCTGCTTGACCGGCCAATTGTGCAAAAGGCGATGGAGAGAGCAAAAACGATTGCAGAAAACGAGGGGCGTCCATTTGGATTTACAACAACATCAAGTGCTCCTTTTAGCGGCGTTGGTGGAGGGGCGGCGGTAACAAAAAGCAACATCACTGGTCATGGCTTGCAAGACCTGAAGATGGCAATGGATGACATGCTGCGCGACCCAGCATCTGGCATTGTCGGCAAAGAGGCGATGCAGGCAAAAAACTTGCGCGGGCAAATCGTTAACTGGATGGAGTCTGCAAATCCAGAATTTGGGCAGGCCAGACAAAAGTTTGCAGAAATGTCTAAGCCAATCAATGAAATGCAGGTTGGCCAGGAGTTGCTAAATAAGCTGCAACCGGCATTGTCTGATTTTGGGGCCAACGGGCTAGAGACTGGCGCAACGTTTGCCAGACAGTTAAGGAACTCTGATAAGTTGGCTCAGAATGCCACGGGCTTTAAGGGCGCTGGATCGCTTGAAAAGGTAATGAGCCCTGAGAATATGAAGATTCTCGAAGCCATCGGGCAAGACTTGGCGCTCAAGTCGAACGGGCAGAATCTTGGCAGGGCTGTTGGGTCACCAACCATGCAGAACATGATGGGCCAAAACCTGATAAACCGGGTTGCTGGCTCTGTTGGTCTGCCTCAGTCGTTGTCGCAAAGTGTGATTGCAAATACATTGGCGCGACCTTATGACTTTGTTATGCGCTCTGCACAGCCAAAAATCAGTGGTTTGCTGGCTGAGGCAATGGCAGACCCTGCTAGGGCTGCGGCACTACTAAAGGCCGTACAGAAACAGGGTGGGTTGCTTGGTGAGCCAGAGACGCTAGGCCTACTTACTCAGGGGGCTTATCGCGTCGCCCCTCTTTTGGGCGGGGTTCAATAAACCCAAACAAGCCAGCCAGGAAGGCTATGGCGCAAATGGCTAAAGCCTTCCAAAGCATGAACTCGGTAAATTCCATCCCCGCATTCTAGGCACTCCAAAGGAATCCGCAATGATTAATTCACGCGACCTGGGCGATTTATTGCCGCGCACTGCTGCAAAAGTATCGGCGTTTATCAATGCCTGTAAAGCTGCGGGGATTGATTGCATCGTAACCAGTACCTACCGCGACAACGAATCGCAGGCCGCGCTATACGCCCAAGGGCGCACCAAATCCGGCCCGCGTGTGACCAACGCAGACGCAGGCCACAGCCCGCACAACTTCCGAGTAGCGTTTGATTTCGTGCCTGTTGTGATGGGTAAGGCTGTATGGGATGACGCTGTGCTTTGGAACCGCTGCGGCGCGATTGGTCGGGCGCTTGGACTGGAGTGGGGCGGCGACTTCGTGACGTTCCCCGACAAGCCGCATTTCCAAGACCTAGATGGACACACCCTAGAAGACTACAGAAGCGGAAAGGTGAAATCATGAAACTAATTTCAAACTGGAAAAAGGCGTGGCGCATGCTGAGCGTGCAGGCAATGGCGCTAGCTGGAGCAGTGCAGGGCGCATGGATGTTTATCCCGGATGACATGCGCTCAAGCATCCCGGCTAACCTGGCGCAGGCGGTAACGATTGCGCTTTTGGTGCTTGGTGTGGTGGGGCGGCTGGTAGACCAGCCAAAAACAAAATGACCCCGCTAATCCTCCTCAATTGGCGCATCTGGGCTGCTCTGGTGGTAGCTGTAGCGCTTGCGGCTAGTCACTGGAAGGCTTACCACATGGGAGGCGCATCTTGCCGTGCAGAAATGGCAGAACAGACGCTAAAACTTACAAACGATGCGCTAGCTGCCAGTGAGCAAAATCGAAAAACAGAGCAGACCCTTAACGAGAAAGTAAGAAAGGTTTCCAATGATTACGCAACTGAAAAAGCGGCTCACTTGCTTACTTCTCGCAAGCTTGGTGACAGCCTGCGCGACTTCACAGCCACACTCGATAGTGCAACCGCCGAAGATGCCGCCAGCGCCACCAGTGCTGCTGGAAGAGGAGGACTTGAGTTTGAGTTACTCGGAAATTGTGCGAAAACTCTTGTCTCAATGGCAGAAGAAGCTGACCGACTGGAGAACAAGGTCGTAGGGCTACAAGAGTATGTGAAAGCCGTTGGACTGGATAAGTAGAGTCTGAAAATGCTCCTAGAGTCGCCTTGAAATGTAGTGCTATGTCAGTCATACCTTAGCCTCCCAGCGGTTGCAGGAAAAATTCGGCGTTGATTCGAAAAAGGCGAATTCGTAAGACTCGATCATGTCTCTCACAGAATCGTTGCTGCAATGGTGCCGTTCGTGCGACCTAGATTGAAGCCAATGCTTGCAGTGCTGGCAGGTCTTGTCCTGCTTTGCAACCAAGCGGTTGACACAATCTTGAAGTTCACCCCAGCACCTATCGGCATCCATTGGGTGAGCCGTCCGATAGTTCAGGGCATACCAGAATAGATCGATGGCGTATTCATCGCCTTCAATGGAAGCCGCCACAATATCCCGCACATGCTTCTGCGCATCTGGCTCGTTTGGCTTTCCGCCCCAGTAGGTCATCGGCCGCCCCTCGTGGTCTGTGATTGGCTTTGGTTCTTCCTTCCTCCCCCAGTCGATGCAGTCATATCCTGCGGAAAACGCTTTGTCGTCTCGGCCTTGGCGTGGTGCGTGGCCCTTGCTCATGGCATAGCCTTTCCAACCTCGGCGGCTGCGCGGACGATGGCGCGGCGGGTGGCGGCGTATGGGTCTCCGCAGTGCATTTCGCATTGGTATCCAGCCGCTGGACCTGCTTCTGTGTGGCCGTATCGTGAAGAAACATCAACAAGCAGATTCAACTTCACCGCCAGCCGCAGCGCATCGCCATCGTCTGTGAGTGGCGACCACGGCTTGTCAATACACCCGTTCTTGTGGTCCCACATTCCGCATGCCTTAGCCGCGAACTCAATCAATTCACGATCAACCATGGCTGTCTCCTTGTGCTGCAATAGTCGCTAACGCATCCTTTGCGCAATATGCTGCTGGGCCTGCTGGCTCCCACGGATCGAACGATGCAATATGCGCTAGTGCTTGCGCCATCGCATCCCTTTCCCCCTTAACCCGCTCAAGCTCTTTGCGCAGGGCTTCGGTGTCGGGTGGGGCGGTGAATAGGCGCCGATCTGTTTCAAGAAGCAAAGCTTGATTGCTTATCAATGCTGGTTGCCCATCGCGCCAAACAACACTTGGCACAGGCTACACTTCCGGCGCATCAATAGCGGCGCGTAGTGCTGTTGACAAATTCCAACCGTCGTTATTCAACACTACATCCATCGGCGTGTTTTCGATGAATGTAAGCGCCCTCTGTAATAGCTGCTTGGTCATTTCAAAACCTCATGTGTAAGCACCGTCAAAACTTTGTCCAAATCTTCCAGCAAGTAATCTGGCAGTTTGTGCTTCTCCGTAAAGCTCCACGCTTCAAGTGCTGACAGCAGTTTGATCGTGTCTAGTATTTCTGGCTTGGTCATTTGGATTGCTCCTTCTGGTTTGTATCTGGGGCGGCTTGCAATGCGGCGTGGATTTCTTTCTCGACTTTGCTAGCGAAGTCTCCACGGCTCGAAACCTTGTAAGTGTCGGTTCCAAATATCGATACTGAAATGGCTTGAAGTGCGCGGCCCAGTAGCTCACGAGGAACCAGCACGTAGCCGGGTATCTGTGCTGGCTGGGCGGCCTGTGCGGCAACCCATGCAGCCTCCCAAGTGGCTAGCCTGTGACGCGGCACGATGCAATCAAGTGCACTGACAGCGGGCGAACCAGCTTCATACATTTTTAAGGTTGTGGAATCGTTTGGGTATTTGGCCTCAAAAGCCATGCGCATTGTTGTCATTTCAAACTCCCTTTGCCTCAAACGCTGCACGCTGCCTAGCCTCAACGCTCGCCTCTGTCTCAAACGGCCAAGCCGCCATCGGATTGACTACATCCGTGCGCAGATCGCCTACTCTGGGTGTGTGGGGTGGGTGCGGCATTGGCAAGCCTGTAACCATGTTGTCGATTTGCGAAAGCACGTCATACAGTCCATCACATACTTCGAAGGTTGGCGCTTCTTTCTTATAAAACTTTTTCCACAGATAGATTGCGATGTTCTTAGCATATGCGCTGGCATCGTCTGTTGGTTGTGCCAACTTTGACTCTGCGGCTTTGGCGCGATCCGCCCATTCACCAACAACATCAAGCCAGCCTTGATGGCGAGTGCATGTTGCGATACGGTTGTCGTCAGCATCCCAACGACAAGAACAACTTTGTAGCTCTTGGCTTGGCTGCGGGGATGCGCCTGCTGCTGCGTAAAGTGAGTCACCAGAGCGCAGTTTGTTTTCCATGCTGTAGTGGATGGTACCTGTACGCTCATTCACGGCTACATCAAAGATGGCCACTGGCTTCTGTTCGACCAACTCCGCAAGCCGCGCCCGTAGCTCTGCATTCTCAGTGCGCAGCGCATCGTTGCCGATGTGTTTGATGTGGCCCTCAAGCCGTGAAATTTTCCCGAGTGCGTCTTGATAGTGGCCGAAGTAGGGTCCGCTTTTTTCATTGCGCAGCCGCTCAATCTCAGCCTGTGCAGCCTTCAGGGCGTCGGCGGCCTCTGTGCACCTTGCCCAACAGTAGATAGCATCCCCATCTGCGCCAGCACTGCGCAGTCGGTCTATCAGGTCTTGTGTGGTGGTCATGTCAGTTCCTTGGTGATTGCGGCGTCGATGGCGGCGTCCATGTCCTGCTCTGTCTGAGCATGCATAACAGCATTCCACCCGTCCATTGACGCAGATTCTTCAAATTCGTTAATCCACTGATTGCGCAACCAGCGATACCGCTCTGCATCCTTGCGCAACGTCTCAATCTCAGCTTCCAGCGCTTCAATCTTGCGCAACGTCGGCAGGTAGTCGCTCGTTTTTTCGTTTGTCATCTTGCGTCCTTTGTCGCTATATTTAACGTAGCAATGTGCCTATATTCCACGAGGGCTAGAGGCTGGTTTTATGGGTGGTAGCGCCAACTTATAGAGCAGAGGTTGCTCTATACATTGCGTTATACGACTCAGTCATCGCTTTGGCTCCTGTGCTGCATTAATGCCACGCGCAACGCACCACGCCAGCACGTTCTTGTCGTTCCATTCTTGCGGCACAGTTTCTAGTTGCTGGGCCAAAAGCGCGTCGTGCTTTTCGATCCAGTGCGCTACTTGCTTTGCGTACATGTTTGCCGCGCTGCGTTCAGTTTCTAGGGCCAACTGCAATGCCTCGCAAGTGGCTTTCCATTCAAGTGCTTGCTTTCCAAGCGTCAAAACTTCCTCGTGCAAGCGTTGCTGCATTTTCAAAATTGACGGATTGCTGGTTTGGCGCACCAGAATTTGTAGGTCGGTCATTTCCTAGCCTCCAGCATTGCATCGGCAGCTTTGTAAGCTGCTTTCGCGGCGTTTTCGTCGGTTGTGCAGTGGTCGAAGCAAAGTTGCATCGCCTTCGCTGCGAAATAGTCACGGAGCATCATTCCTGTAGTTCCGGGGTGAATTGGCTCGTTTGCGGGAACCGGAAATGCTGGCCCGCCTGTTTCAATATCAACCATTTGATATTCCTTAATAGTTCGTCGTTCGTATAACAGGTCAATCAAGGCCGACCTGCGGCGGCTTATCTCCGGCGTTAAACCGCATCAAATCAGCGCGTAGCCATCTTCAAATGCTTTTGCAGGGCTATACGATTCGTAGCCATCGGCGTACACCACGTAGTAGCCTCCTGCCTCTGGGTTGTGTTTGCGCTCATAGGCTTCGCTCACAATCTTTGGCGCATAGGCTGGGTTTTCAAACGTGAGTACGGTTACTTCCTCGCTTGCAATACTTTTTATCTTTAATGCCCATACGGTTTTGTGGCTTACGTACTTTGGCATCTCCATTTGTGTGCTCATGTTCATTCCTTTTGTTGTAAAAATTCGGTTTAACTCAACGCTCGGCACGGATGCTCCGCACCGGGCAGCTATGCGTTATGGCGCATGCGCAGCAACCAGCGCCCGTACCGTTGCGACAAACTCCGCCCGCGTTTTTGGTGTTGGCGCTTCTCGAATTTCGCAAAGTGCCCACCGGTCAAAGTCGGCATATGTATCACCGCACTGGAGCATGTTGTAGCAATTCACTCGCCACTCGCGCCCATGTCCATGCAGATAAAACCATCGGTATCCAAGGCCGCGCTTGTCACATCCCTTGTCTCGTGGGCGCAGCCGTGCGGCCCGGCACCAGTCTTTCCATTGCTTTGGTAATTTCATGTTCTTTCTCCAATTAAAAATGCGCCATAACATTTCGTTCCATGCGACCCAACACGGCGGGTCGCGCTTGTCTCGTTTACCCGGCACCGTTGCGCCGTGTCGGTCGCCTGAACTCAGGCGTTAGGTTGCTTCCCGCACTCGCCGCGCAGTTCTTCCATGCACTGCCACAAACGGCCGTCGCCGTTCTTCTGGTGCGTCGTGGTGTCCCATGCGTCCATTGCGCGCTGCATGACGTGCTGCTGGCGCTCAATCATGGCGGCGGCTTGCGACAAGGCCATCTCAAGGCCCGCGATCACGTCCGCGCTATTTGTGCCGTCCTGCGGGCTCTTGGCATACAGCGGCTGCTGCTCAATGGCAAGGTCTGTGCCCCACTTCCAGGGCGGAACCTCAGTCAACCGCCACTGGAATTTGTCCACGCCCATCGTAGGGCGGTAGCGCCACGCCACGATGTTCATTTCGTCACCTGCGGCGGTGGCGTCTTGCACTCGGCCTGCAAGAACGCAATGGTCGGCGCCTCTTTGCGCAGCGCGTAATACTCCACCTGCACCTTGGCGCTGCCGATCATCTTCCCTGCGAGGTTCGCCAGTTCGGCGGCTTCGTTCGGCTTAATTTCTCCGGCCTTTAGCTTCTCAAAAGTCAAGGCTAGCTCTTTTCTCAATTCGTCGCAGTTTTGCATTTCCAAATCTCCCGTTTGAGTTTCAACAATTCGCGGTGCGCGTCTACAAGTGGCTCCGGTATCTGCGCGTTTGGTATTGAGTACACCTGCGCAATCTTCCTTCTCACATAGCCCTCTGTCAGCGTGTCGCGTTCTTTCTTTGCTTGCGCTTTCACCTTGTCGGGGTTTGCGGCCTTGTACTTCGCTTTTATCGCATTGCTTCTGGCTCTGTTTTCCGTTCGCCATGCAAGCTGCCGCTGCCGTTCCTCGTCAAGATGCAAAGCCCTGTACGCGGCGTTTCGTGCGCTTATCCGATCTTTGTTTGCCGCGTAGTAAGCTTTCCCATTTGCTGCCTTTTCCGCTTTGTCTTTGTATGGCATGGCTCACCCCATTACATAACAGGTCGTTCGATCAAATTCGCTTCGCTCATTGCTCAACTCCAGCGTTACTCATATCTACCCCTAACCCACCACACACACCGCGCCAAGCCCTTAGCCGCGCAGTACACAGCCCAGCACGCCCACAAAAAGGGTATGCCGATGAAGAAGCAGAAGGCTAGGCGGCGGGTCATGATTGCCTTTTCAGACTCTGCCAATCTGGCCTAGAGTCGGCGCAAAGATTCATCCACCCCACATAATCACGCTGCTTTGTTGCGTTCTCACGTTTTGCCCGGTCAATCACGGACCGACAAAGGTTGCACATTGATCTAGGCCGGTTGTTTCCGTCCTGAGTGGCAAACCGTGTTTCAGCTTCAGACTTTCCGCAGGCTTTGCATGTGTGGGTCATGGTTATATCCTTTAATCTGTTTGCAACTCGTGTAGCGCCTTGTCTTTTTCTTCAATATCTTTTCGATGCTTGTTCAGTGCGGTCCTAATTTTGGATGGCAACTTTCTCCAAACATAGGCACGTTCATCGTTCCCGGTATCTACAACTCCGTCATACTCACCGTAAGCGCCGATCAAGTCGTCATTGTTGAAGTGGTCAATGATTGCGCCAGCAACAGCCTCTAAAACCTGTTTTATATTGACTGGCAAAGAATCCCCAATGCCATCCATCGCGCCTTGCTTAACCGCAATTACCTGGCCCGTATTTACAGGCACAACCGGCGCAAGCTCTGCCAATCCTTCTCCGGAATCCACATTCAAATGATGGATAGCTGTATCGAGTCGTTCAGTTTTAGGCCAGTATTTGTAAGCCTGTTTGACACAGGTTTTTTTGATCATTTCGCCTTCGTCAGACAGCCATGGGCCACCACTGCGTGACTTCTTTTCTACGTAGGCTTTCCATGCACTTGAGCGGTCCCGAATAGCGTAAACGTCTGCAATCGTCATCGTGTGAGTTAGGTATTCACCGTCTGCTGTTTTGATGACAACGTACACACCAACAATCTCGCCACGATCTGTTGAGAACGGGTTAAAACCGTGGTTTGGAGGCTTGTCGTATCCCATCAGTTGGAAGGTGTCTCCTTTGTAAACAATCGCAGCCTGCGCCCATTTAACAGACCCTGATTCCATCGCCAAGTCCATCAGCCCCATGTAGCTAATGTCTAGGCAAATTTTCTTGTCCCGTGGCACAAGATAGGCTTGCTTCTTCGCAGGGTTCAGGCTTAGGCCGATGGCTGCAATGTTGGTAACGGCATCGACAACCGACTGACGGTTATTCATTGCTGTAGACATTGCATAGTCGTTCGCCCCGAGTGCCTGAATTGCAAACCCAGCTTCGCGCTCAAAGTTAATATCTTTGGCAGACAGAACGGCATTGAACTGCTCTCGGACGCCGTAAATGTCGCCTGACAGCGTGGTTAGTGCGGTTGATACGTTCATGCTGGCACCTCAGAATAGTTCATAAAATCGTCAAGTGGGATGTCCGCCAATTGGCAGATCAGAGTAATGTCCTGCATTGCAATGTTGTATTGCTTGCGCAACCTAGCCAAAATTTCCAATTGCATCGGCCGCTCTGCAACCCTCTCGCGCTGGTGTTCTTCTTCGTCGTAAAAGACTGGTGTAAGACTCTCAAAAAACTCGTCGTAATTGGCCATGATTACCCCTAGTAAATTGGTTTACCTGCCCGAACATGCGGACGCTTTGCTACGTCTTCATTCGCCTGCTTGAGCAATGCTTCCATATCGCGCTTGCCCTGCGCTTCCTCTTCTTCCTGAGTTGGAAGCTTGCTATCGAGCCAGCATGCGGCTTTGTAGATGGCCCATATCACAAGGGCCAGCACTGGTATTGCGGCGTAGGTCATGGCTTAGCTCCCCAAACAGTCAGTGAAAGAATCAGCACAACGATTGCCACCGCATAGACGGTGCATAGAATCCGCTGGTAGGTGGTTAGGCGGTTCATGGGGTGCCTTTCGCGTTGATGGCTGCGATGATTGCCCGTCCAAATTCGTACGGGATTCCATCCTCTTGTCCAATGCGCATATAGATCTTGTGCAGGTCGCCATCGGTCAGCCGCGCTTGGCTGGCTTCGCAGAGGGCGATGGCGGCTTGCACGCCCGCCATCATTGCGTCGTAGCTTTCCGCTGTATCTGGCCTGTTGCACACTGATTGCAGCGCATCCATCACTTGCTGTAGTTCGGTTTTGTTCATGCTTTGTCCCGCTGCTCAATCTCAGCACAAACAATGCGCAGTAGGTCGGCTTGTATGTTTTTAGCAGCGGCCCTAGCAGCGGCCCCAGCAGCGTCCCAAGCAGCGGCCCCAGCAGCGTCCCAAGCAGCGTCCCTAGCAGCGTCCCAAGCAGCGGCCCCAGCAGCGT